ATAATTATTTTGCCTAAATATAATTATTTTGCCTAAATATAATTATTTTGCCTAAATATAATTATTTTGCCTAAATATAATTATTTTGCCTAAATATAATTATTTTGCCTAAATATAATTATTTTGCCTAAATATAATTATTTTGCAATAACTTCATAGCTCGTCATGATCGTATATGTTCGAGGATTATCCGAATAATTATATCCTCGTAAATGTTTATTTATCTTACTAGGTTAATGTAACTATACAATTTTATAGTATGATTATATACAATGAAGGCGTTTGTAAATACCCATAAGGTAAACATATCTATTTTATTATTTTTAGCACTTTTTTCATTCATTCATATTACAAAACCAACGCTGTTATACAATGCCGAAGGCGGGTTTCGCCCATTTGGTGTAGGATATAGACATAAAACAGTTATTCCTATATGGGGAGTCGCAATAGTTTTGGCCATTTTTAGTTATTTAGCCGTTTTAGTTTATGCTCGGTCAGATATGTAGTCTTTGTATAACTAGAGATAACCCAGTATGTCATTATGATTATCCGGCGAATATTTATCTTCGTAAGATAATAGTTTATACTATTTATTTAATGAATAAATAGTATGTATAATAACTATCATTATGGATAGTCCAAAACTCATTGAACCAAATGTGAAATATCATGTTTATAACACATTAAGTAAATGTCATGATACACGAGTGGGAGTTTATACTTGGATTCTCAATATAGCAGTGTTTGTAGCATTTGTATTGGTAGGTGGATCTGCATTATATTATTGTTATACGCATAAAATGACACCAGAAGAGAGATATAACAAAATGATGAAAGATCAGGCATACATATTATCAAAAATCCGGTTTTATCAAAATGAGCGAATGAATATGCCATTGTCAAGTTTGACGAGTTTGCCTGTGGTAAAAGAAAAACAATTTGAACATTATTGATGTCTGTATGTATGGACTGATGTTACAATGCAAAAAAGAGTTTCGGTATAGACGATAAAAGTATATGAATACTGTATATATATGAGTATTATTGATAGCCAACGGGACCAAATCATCAAAGACCATAATACTGCACAAGAAGAAATAGAAGGTATTATATCACGTTTAGACCCCAATACTAAACAATTATTTTTTTCTACACCATTACACGGCGATGTTGATTTTTCATTACTAACACGTTTGGGATTTAGAAATGTTGAAACGATTTCCTTTGAAAAAGGTGAAGTTACTACTATAAAAAACTTGCCCCAATCATTACGTGTATTAGTTTGCTCAAACCAGTTGCTAATAGAATTGTTTGATTTGCCAGCTTTTTTAGAAGAAATCGATTGCGAATACAATTATATGTCCGGGTTTTCTGGTGAAAATGTGAAAAATCTAAAAAAGCTGAATATTTCACATAACCGATTGGAAAACGTGGACCAGTTGTCAAATAATTTAGAAGAATTATATTGCACAAATAATAAATTGAAATTGCTAAATCTAGAAGGGTTAGATAAACTGAGAGTTTTACATGTTTCCGAAAACCCTACTTTAGTCATTGAACATGTTCCGGCTAGTTTAGTGGATTTTAAATCAGATAATAGCCCATTTGCAGTTGTCCGACGCGATGGAGAAGATGAACCTGGCGCAGATACTACTATTGGAAAAATGAATCATATACATGCCGAAACGAAAATAGATTATTTAGAAGCATTAGATACATATTTCAAATTGAAAAAGACATATGAAGAATCTTTGTCTAAAGCTAAACAGGATGCATTTCATTCCGCTAAAACAAAGTCAGCTGGTAAACGTCAAGTAGCCGCAATCAAACCCAGATGTATTAATTGTAAACGTCCCGGAGGAACTATATTTCAACATACAGATTCTAAATATACCGCAATATGTGGGGCCACTGAATTGCATAAAAAATGTAATCTTAATATTCAATTGTATAGAGGGAGCTTTTCAGACGAAATGAGTTTATTGTATATCTTCAAAAAAGCAGTGGATGATTCAAAAGAACAAATTGTTCGGCAAAAGCTGGATACACTATTTGATTATGTGGCAGATAAAGTTGCTGCAGAGAAGTTTAAAAAAGAATTAGATACTTACAATTTAGAAAGCACAATATTCAACGAAACCTTGCAAAGTCATAATGAAAAATATTACAGCAAAACGAAACGTGATTTGATTGCAGAGAAAACAGAAGAGATAAACAAATTACTTGCACAACACGATACTATCATAAATGATTATAAACAAAACATGGATAATATTGAACTACTCAGAGATGCAGTGAGATTACAAATACGAGAAATTACACCAGAAATAGAAAACTTACGTCGATTAAAAAACGAATTAAATGAAGTGGTTGTTGAAATAAACACTGTAGGCAATATTTATGATATAACATCCACATTGGTTCAGAGAAAAGTTACATTAGTAAATACAGATGTTTCTATAGAAGAACCGCCTAGCGTTATGAAATATAGCAAAAAAGCGCAATAGTCAATTATTACGAATTGTATTCTCAATAATTGACGTATGGTATTATTCTATGATGAAAAAATATTTATTCACACGAATTATAGTTAGAAACCCCGTCCCATGCAATATTCAGTTTATTTGTCCAATCGCGCTTTGCACATATAGATGATTTATTCATGGAGCCCCATCCTTCATTGTTGTAATTTATTTTATTACCCTTTGATATATATCCAGGGGTGTATATTTTGCTTGTATCTGTTTTATCATCCGTCAAGTTGATAGTAGTTCCGGAATAAACACTACCTGCATTCAACGATGCAGAAGTAGGAGGTATAACACAATTTCCATCCGCATCTACATCCCAGTAATCTGGACAAGTAGTTGTCTTGGGTGGATATGCTTTATCAGATAAAGAGTTTTTTGTTAAAATACCTATAGCCGTAAATATAAGTATAAGAATAATAACTGCAATAGCTAAAACTGTTATTTGAAAACTATCCATAATTATATACAATAAGCGAATAAAATATTTTTATATTTAATAACAAGTTATTTAGCGATATATAGTGAATGATTCCGATTTATTTCTCTCGAAACAATATACAATATGTCATTGAAGCCATCAACTATTAATGATAATTCTACCATTTTGAATATTTCTAAATATAATGGACGGGTAGATATAATTCAAGAACCTCCTGCAAATATTCGGTTTCAAATGCAAGAAAAAATTGCAGTAAAAAATAAAGCGACTGCATATAGAGAAGCATTAACTGGAACAATGGAAAATAATATGCTTGCTCAAGTATTCTTTTCCGCTGAAAATATACAAATAATACAAAATGGCATAAGAGCAGGCGTATATAGAAAATCAAATGGACAAATTAATGTCCCACCTCAGAATATAGATGCACTCAAAATAATTATGCGCAGTACATATATGCAGTATGCGGAACATTACATGAATAATATAAAAGCACAAGTAGAAAGATTGAATACAATTGTATTGGATTATTGTATTAAAAATGTGCATAGTGAGGCTATTGGTTATTTGAAATATTGTCAAGACCAAAGTAGTTTGGTGGTTCCATTTGATCGCCCTGTTCCTACAGACCGTGAATATAAACAATTGGAAATAAAACCTTTTTTTTAATTTATGGACCGTATTAGACATTATAGAGTTTCGCGAATAAGTTTATAAATGGGTTTTCTACACAATGGACAACCGCATCGTTGATTCGCGTTTGTTGTTATTGTAGAATATATACAACTCCAGCAAAACCGATGATGACATGTAGTGGAAACTATATCCGGGGTTTCTTTGCTATCCATACAAATAGGGCATTCTATTTGTATTTTGGCAGAAACCGGTTTTCTCACAAAGATGTATTTTATCTGGGTATCCACATTATCTACGTTCGTAGATTGTGCGGCTTCAAACATGACGTGTCGGTATAGAATGAATGCATAAAATCGCCGCATTGTATGATATGATGTATTTTGTGGTATACTGCGTGTAATGATGATATTACACAACAATTCACATTCTACGTCCGATACCGGTTCGGTTTCATTTTCAGTAAACTGAGCACAATATTGCCGGTATAATTGCGGTATATTTTCGTTATCAAATGACCATACTAATATATTGCCGCGACGCAACGCCCCTTCCGTTGTTTCAAAATAGCGCCGTTTTTCTTGTTCATATTGTTCTTGTATAATTACTTTTAAAATATCTATACACATATCTTTATGATATGGTTTGAATGCGTTGCGAGAATATTTTGCTAAAACAAATTGTATGTATTTTTCTTCAATTGTTTCTAGCCAATCTACAATGGTTTGAAATGGTGGAAAACGATTTACCATTTGTTGAAGTTGGCGAACAACGTTCATTGAATATGGGTCATTGCATCCGCGAATAGTATGTCCAGATACTCTGCAATGTTTACATGTAGGTTTTCTTTTTGCGGGTCTCGCAATATCATCATTGGTTAGGTCAATTACTTCGGACATTATGTAGGATGTATAATAATATAGCAAATAAGCGAATGGGAGATATAGTAAATGATATAAGTATGTATATCATTTATCCAATAAAAATAATTTCAATTTTATTGTTTTTTATTGGTGTTTTTTCGGTGTGTTTTACGACCACCTTTTTTATTTATAGTATTTTTATTTTGTTTTTTATGTGTTTTACGACCACCTTTTTTCGTTCGTTTAGATGTTTTTTGTTTTCGTTTTGAACCACCTGCCGCTGCCGCTGCAGCTGCATCTGTTGTAGGTGGAATAGGTGGTTTATTACATCCAACGCCAAACCATTTACAAGACATTGATTCAGGAGCTGCAGGAACTGCAGGAGGGGCTTCTATTTTTTGTTCGGAAACTACAGGAGATGCTTCTTTTTGTTCTGTATTTGTAGGAATTGTAGTATTTTCTTGACTCATCGTAAATGGCACTATATAATTATACACATATTTTATTTAGACGATTTTGCAACGATTGGTTTCTTGATAATCTTCTTCACTTGAGGGCCTGCTCCACCGGCTTGAATCTTCTCTCGCCTTGCCTTGTATTTCACATACTCTGTTTCAAACGCATCCAGTTCATCATACCACATCTTTTCCAATGTGGTTGCTAATAGCATTTCCAATTCCTTTTCACATTGCGCTTTTTCCTTGAGTATTTGTTCCACGTTTTCCTGAGTTACTGAATCCATGGGCATTTTGACTAAATATTTAAAATCGCCGTCCAATGTATCAAACCCCCGGGATGTCATAAGTTCAACAACTTGCACGGCGGTTTTACGTCGCAAATCAACTATACCATCGAGTGTTTCTACAATATATCGAGCGCGGTTTGACAACTTTACTAATTTGCGTTGCATTTCCTTTACTAAATTGGACTTGCGTTTTCCATATATATCTATACGCACCCCATAGAAGTCGTCAATAATTTCTTCTACAGTGGTGTATTTATGCAGTTTGCAATGAGAGTTAAACAGGTGCATGTTTGTAGTGCTTACAGTCGTAGTGAGCTTGAGTAGTTTTTCTACACCATTAATACCAGTGGATTCTATTACACTTTCTAATTCCGAAAGCTTACCGCGAGGAAATTGCACTACAATATCCACCGCAACTTCCGTGCATAGCGATGTGAAATCTTTTATGGACGGTGCGATTTTCTTTCCGGCTTTATCTACTCCTCCATCCATTAATCCTTCTAGCATCGTGATATATGGCATTGTCCAAGTCCCTACTGGCAATTCTGTAATACG